AATATCCGGCTACTTACCATATGTTTGGAGCCGCGCCCACCAGGACTCTCCTGGGTGGGTTTCTGTAAGGAGCAATGCCATGTTTTCTGATCCTCAGTCTCTGACCATCAATGCAGTCGCGACCCCCGTGCCGAAGACTTCCGTCAACGGCTCTAGCTCGGTTTACACCGATGCAACGGGGAACATCACGATGACCATCTCGCACAACCGCGACAAGCGGCAGCGCTCGGTGATCCGCATTGAACAGAAGAAGGTGGCCGCCGATCCGCTTCTCGCGGACCGTAATGTGCCCACCAACCAGACCGTCTACTTGGTTGTAAACCGACCGACGAACGGCCTGTTCTCCCCAACGGAAACCAAGTACATCGTTGATGCACTTACGGCTTTCCTGACGGCTTCTGCTGGCGCCAACGCGGTGAAGTTTATCGCCGGCGAGAGCTGAACTCGGAAACGAGTTCACCTTCAGATACAAAAGAGGTCCGGGCGGGCTCCACTCGTGGAGCTTCGCTTCCGGACCGCTTTCAGAAACGCATGGCTATGGAAGGACTTACCATGGTATTAGACCACGGGGCCCTGAAAAGCCTGATGTTGCTCTGGCAGAGGGTTGCGCTCGAAGAGGCAACCTGGTGTCGCACAAGTACCCTTCGTGACTATGAAACTGTCACGAGGCGCTGTGAAGATGAAGGGTGGTCGTTTCTTACGATCACTTTGCCGAACTTTGGAAAGGACTTCGAAAGAAGTCTGGACCAAGGTGCGGTAACTCGCAATCTCTTCCAAGGTTTCTCATGGAAGGCAGGTCTCCCCAAGTTCTTACGGGGTTTCCTGGAGCTCATCTTCGCTGTAGATTCGGGCATTATGGTTGACGAACCCTCGGTAGATGCAATTCGCGCCGTGCGTCAGCTTACGCTGATGTTCGGCAAGATTAACCTCGTCTGCTCAGAAGAGCGACGAGACGCAGCTATTAAGGGGTTCGTTGATTGTGAGAAGTCAGTTCTGGAGGCTGATGGCCAGAGGAGCCACGATGATTACGTGGTTTTCCATAGGGTTGCTCGTCTCCTGTTCGCTAACGTTCTCTCCGAAGTTGACCGAAAGGTCTTCGACGGTGAGGTCGTGCCGAAGCATGGTCCCGGGGCTACTGCTGATCGACTTAAGGGAAACCAAAAGTTTGTCAACAGGACCTGGACAAACCGGCTTGAATCTGCCGGCCTACTCGCTGGGGAATTCTTGTTTTCCAGCGCCTCTCATTACATCGAGGGGATTGACCATGTAACATGGCTCGAACCTGGTGCGGAACCACCCGTACGGGTGGTAGACGTGCCTAAAACGCAGAAAGCCCCACGGATTATAGCAATAGAGCCGAGCTGGATGCAATACTGCCAGCAAAGCTTGCTAGAACCGATAAGACAAGGTCTCGAGGAGGGTGACTCCCGATCGAACTTTGTTGGTCTCACGGATCAAACGCCTAATCAGCGCCTAGCCCGTGAAGGTAGCCTAACAGGCCGCCTTGCAACGCTAGATCTTAGCGAAGCTTCAGACAGGGTTTCCTATCAGTTAGTACAAACTCTCTTGGCTGACCACCCCCATCTTGCGATGGCGGTTGACGCTACTAGATCAAAGCTAGCTGATGTGCCTGGTTTTGGGGTTATGCCCCTTGCCAAGTTCGCATCTATGGGTTCAGCGCTTACTTTTCCGATAGAGGCAATGGTCTTTACGACCTGCATCTTTGTTGGGATCGAAAAAGCACTCAGACGGCCCGTTACCATGAAGGACATTGCAGCCCTTCGTGGAGAGGTACGCGTCTATGGGGACGATATTGTTGTCCCTGTAGAATTTGTGCAAAGCGTGATTTCGACTTTGGAGTCCTTCGGCTTCAAAGTTAATATGAACAAGAGTTTCTGGACCGGACGGTTCAGGGAGTCTTGCGGAAAGGAATATTTTAACGGCGAGGACGTATCCATCGTTCGAGTCAGAGAAGTGTTCCCTACGACACGCAAGAACGTCCGCGAGGTCATAAGTACCGTTTCCCTGAGAAACCAGCTTTACAAAGCTGGACTTTGGGCGACGGCGTTCTACTTGGCTGATACTCTTAGAGGGGTAATCCCCCTTCCTGTAGTGTCGGAGACTTCAGCGGTGCTGGGTCAGCACAGCTATGTGGGGTATGAAACCCATGTACTGAGCAGGCACACGCAAGCACCCCGTGTCAAGGGGTGGACTGCGCGCGCGGTTTTGCCGAAGAATAGTATCGACGGCGTTCCCGCGTTGCTCAAGGGATTCATTCTGAAGAGGGGTTATAATGACCCTCTCGACGAGGGTGGTCAGTTAAAGTTCTTGGCTGACTACCTCGTGCAGAGTGACGATCACTTGGATCGTTCAGGACGTCCCATACGCGTCGACATGACGTATGGAAGGCACTCTCCGTATTAAGGGGAGTGGCTGGATCAAACCAGCTGTGAGGAGG